ATGACCAATGTTTTGCCAGCGTTCAAATTTGCCGCCCCGTAACCCTCTATTACAGACGAAAATTTGACTATCATCGCCGCAAACTTCTTGTTGAAGTCCTTTTGACGGTCAATGTCGTTGTTGTAAGATTCTGCCGACCTCATCGGGAAACCAAAAGCCATAGTTGTCCATACTACGGTGACCAATGCAGAATTATTTGCATAGGTTGGGATTGTGATTGGGCGGGTGGTACGGACTGTTACATCCTGGTAATCAATAACCGGGATTTTTACGTTTCGCCCGGCGGACTGCATGGCCTTTGATTTTAACTCATCCGTAAGGATGGAATCAATGGAATTGGACTGCTTTATATAAGCATTCAGGATGCCCGTATTTGTCATCCTGAATTCTTTGGCATCAAAACCGGGACTATTTACCCTAAAATCTTGTGCCAGTGTTGCGATTAATGACATGATTGTAAATTTTAATTTAAAAAAATATGTTTCCCGGCTCTACTGACACTGGCAAAGCCACTCTATTTACCTTGGTGTATCGACGGGAAGTTCTTCAACGCCGTCGGTTTTGTACATTTCGTCGTACTTATCTTGATAATCGCTGTCGGTGAGAGCTGCCCCGTCTTCTTTCAATTGACGTTTTATTGCCTCCGTCACTTCACGTTTTGATTTCAGCCCGGCAATACTGAATGATCCGCCACCACTTCCGCCACCACTTCCCGGTGGGTTGGTTCCGCCGCCGCCTTTGCCACCTTTACCGTCAACGATCATTTCTTTTGTAAGGTCGGATGCAAAATCAGCAAAAGTAAACGGCGCTAAACCATTGGCCGCATTGTTCAAGACCGCCCCGTTATCGTCTTTAAATACCAGTTTGCGGCTTGTTCCTTCCCCATCCCAACCGGGAGAGCCTTTCGCTTTCACCTTTGCTATCACGTCGTTTTTCAATGCGTCAATGGCGATTTTTGGAATTTTTGGATCAAAGGTAACCCCTGCAAAATAAGCATCCGATTGGGAAGAAAAAGCCAAATCCAAATTTGTTGCCGATTCTGTCTCACTTGCTTTTTTCCATTTTCCGATTTCGTCATCCTTGGTTTTTGTCAATGCTGCAATGTCCGCCTCTTTCTGGCTCAATGCCTGTTTGGCATCTGCCAATTGTGATTTTAAAACACTGTCCGTTGCCCCGTCCGTGATCTTCTTGGTCAAATCTGCAACCTGTGTTTTCAAGCTGTCCCGTTCTGTCGTAATAGCTGTAATGTCCCCCGCTGCTTCTGCCGTGGCCTTGAATGTGGACATGTTGTTTTTTACATAATCCGTAGTTTTCATGCCACTTGGTTTTGATGTCCCGACAATGGCAGCTACTACGTCATCAACTAATTGGAAGGTTGTTCCTACTTTATTGTTGATTGTGATCGTTTCATCATTTGTGGAGAGTGTCGCAATTGCATTTAATACAGTATCCGGGATATTCGCCCCGGCAATAGTTGCGTCCGCTTTGAGTTTTGTTAAATCTAATGCCATGATTAATTTCTATTTTTAATGATTTTGAAAAAAATGGTCTGGGGTCATTCTCTTTACTTGTTCCATTGGTCAACCTCGACATCCAACCCGAACTTTGTAGGAATGTACAAAACCGCATTAACGGAAAGCCCTTGCACTAATTTCTGTGAATGGATAGCCCAATGCGATTCCTTTTCCCCATTGACTGTCTTTTCAAACTTCTTCCCCAAGAATTGGACTAAATCACTCCGGTTGTAAGAAACCACCCTAGGCTTTGAAAGCTTAATCCCTGTCTTTCCGTCATAGTCCCTTTGTTCGACTTCCAGAAAAGCATATGATGTGGATTTATAATCGACCAAATCCGGCCATGCTTTGGCCAATGGTGATTTATAGCCTTTCGCAATCTTCACAAAGTGCTTTGGCGCTTTGGCGGTCTTGCGTGTCGTTTCCTTTGGGGATGTTGACGTTGTGCCTTCTTTCGATTCTGTTACCTGCATGATGAAATTTTATTTAGTGATAAAAAATTAAGATACTTTTTGTTCTTTAGGTTCTGGGATATAGGAAACCATTACGGATTTTATCTTTGCTACCCGTTGTGCGAATGCGTCACCTTGTGCCCCTGTTTGCATATTGACTCCGAATTCCGCCACCGATCCATTTTCAAGCTCAAACCTTTGGGTCAATGATCCAAAGTTAAGTTTCAAATAAAGTTCTGTGTGGTCAATGGTGACCTGTTCCGCTATCCCTACAACCTTTTCTTTTGTTATGTGCTTGAATGGCTCTATTGACATTAATATCTTCACACGTTCAAACCCTTTTTTGTCAAAACGGAACTTGGTTTTATAGTATTCCCCTAAAAGAAAATCCAATATGTAATCCGGCAATTGAAAGTCCCTTGCAGCCGTATAGAAAATCAACGCTTCCTGTTCCGACATCAAATAAAACTCGTTGCCGTAATTGATGGCCATGTCAAGAACATCACCGCCATACCTTAAAGCCGCCATGACTTCCAACAACTTTTCTTCAGAAGATTCAAACGACTTTTTCAACTGCCTTAGAATCCCTGTCCACCCCTCAAACAATGCTGAAACCTGGGTAACATTGATTGCCTCTTGGTTCATCGGCTCGCTACCGCCGCCCGTGATCCCTTTTATCAATTCCTCTTTTAACCGGATTTCTTCGTCACGTGCATTGTCCAATGATTTTTTTGCAATATCCACCACGCCGAACGGCGCCCTAAAATCACCATCTTTGTCCGGTGGGGGAATCTCCATGACCGTGCCCGGCGCCGTAAACCTTTTGTCCGAACATTTCGGACATTTTTCATAACCTCCGTTTACATAAGAAGCCTCGCCCCTGACAAATGAATTGTCGGCATTCCTCTTTAAATATCCCCCGTCACAATGGACACCCATTTTATCGTCATTGTGGTCACAATCTTCCTGTATTGCCCACATCACCGGATTTGACCCAAAGGCATCCAACATGCGCTTCCATGTTGACCAAATTTCCAACCAGTCCAGTTTTGAAATCCATTCCGTAAATGGTGACTTCTTCAGGATTTTATCTTTGGCCTTGACATTTTCTTCCCACCAAAACCAACATATATCCTTTCCCGATTCGTTGGCGGATTCCCGTTCAAGTGATTCAATTTTACCTCCACGGGCTTCTTCGGTTTTATAGACCTGCCATCCATCTTGCGAGATATGCGCCAAATGAAAATCCGATTGCCAGAACTGAACCCAAATGATATTGCCGGATTCGTCAACGTCCATGTCCCAAACATCCTCTATTGAGAGGAAATAAAAATAAGGGTCGGGGCGATCTTGTGGCATATCCACAATCAAAATCGAATTGACACCGGAAGCCATAGAGCGCAAACTATCAGTCCGCCAATTCTTATGAAATTGTGACTCCTTGAGATATTGCAGGAAATCAGATTCTACATTTTCAGTAACAAATGAAGATGAACGGATTGCATTTTTACCATCGAAAACCTTGTTGAGTTGTGAAAGTATGTGTGAACATGTGGCCGTGGTGGCCAGTGGAAAGCGGTGGTATTTTTTAAAGACCTTAAATTTATCTTTCACCAAATACCCGTCTACCCTGCTAAGAAAACGCCCGTAGGATGCGTTTAATGTATTCTCTGACACTTCCGCCTCAGTATGGAAGCGGATGTCCTGTGAATGGTTCTTAGCTGTCTTAACTGATGCAATTACACTTTTGCGCTCATTCTTTGTTTTCGCTAAGTCCCTTACCTGTTGAATTGTCAGAAGTGCCATTGCCAGGGTTGTCAGTGGAGCCGCCGCCCTTTTCAAAAGGTTGATCGCTCCACTTTGTGCCATTGCGTTTTAAAAGGCGGCGGGCGTGTTCCGGGTTGAATTCCCGTGACGGCAATCCTTCAGCATAAAGGGTGACCATTTCGCCCGTCGTCTTTTTAGATTTCTTCTTTGCCATTTTTAAAAAAGATTATGGGTATAATCCGGCAAGTGCATCAAACGTGGCTGCTGGCGTGACAACATACCAGTTGTCAGACCAATTAGGCGCAAGCTTGAAGCCCCAGGCATTCCTGTCAGGCTCACCATGTCCGCCCGGCTGTTTGTCGCCAACGTGCATTGTGTTCAACATGATAGGGAAACCCCTGAATTGGGCGGGTGATGCCGGGTCATCAATATGCCCCGCAATCAGACCATCCTGGTTGATAAGGAATATTGAAGCTTCTTCGCACCGCCAAAGCTTCATTTGGGCAATGATTACCTGTGTCCAGGAATACAGGAGCGCTGTCGCAACCGTTGGATCGCTGCCCCTGTTGATCGATGCCCCGTTGGGAACCTGGTTTCCTGAACCGAATTCCAAAGCAGCACCGGGAGTAAGAACAACGTCACCCAATCTGTTAGTCCATTGCGCTTTTGTTGAATTGGAAGCGTCAACAAGAGCCTGCCATGTGGCTTCCAGTGTAACGCCTGCAAACGCGATTTCATTATGGGTTGTACCTGTTGAGTACCGACGTTGTAAAATTGCCTTTTGGATTTGGCCGAAATCTTCAGGACAGGTTAATTGTGTGATGTCGGAAGGTTCAGCGGCGGGAGGACACGCACAAAGTAAAGCAAATAAAGGAGTCATATTGCTAAAGGTTGAAAAATTTTTTAATCCTTCGCTTTACCCTTAGCGGATGGGATTTTTAAATCTAAATGGTTATTTATAAGGCTGCAAATTAAGCCTTTTTTAATTAATATCAAAAAAACCGCCCGAATCAACAATCATCGGGCGGAAGTACATTACTGAAAGCTATTGATAAATTTAGCCGGAAAATCAACGTGTCCTCTTACCCTTCCGCTTTTTAGGTTTGAAATAATGATCTACAATGTACCCAGAAAGATCAACGTATTCATCGTGAGGGTGTGACGGGTAAGTGCAAATTTGGTCTTCTACCTTCCCGTTCCATGTACCTTTTACCAATACAAATTGGCCAGATTGAATTTTAGGGGAAGCCACTTGCAACCGGGACTCTTTTCCTTCTGAAACCAAATGGCTTTTGATCTCAACGCCTGTCAATTCCATTTCAGGAATACTATTGATCATTTGCTTTAGCGACTTCCCGGATGCCTTTGGTTCTATGTAACAACGTGAGCGGGAATTAAGCCCGTTTGTCCTGCCATATTCGGGCAGCATTTCTAACAATCCGGGCATCTCCAAGAATGCGTCCTTAGCGTGCCGGATAAAGACTTTATTAAGCCCTTCGTGATAGCCAGCAACCATTAATCCCGTTGGATCATTTGCCGTGCTTGCTGTGTATGCCCCATCAATCCACAAGTCCCAGATGATACCGGGCGGAAGTTCATGTAACAAGCAATGTTCCCACCAATCCCGCTTTACCTTGTTCCCCTCAGCCGGGGCGGGACGTTGTTGGTAAAGGGAAGCAAATGTCATCGGGCTTTTGTCCCTTTTTTTCTCCATTCTTTCCCGGCTATGGCGTTGTGGCCACAATGCTTCCCCTATTTCCCTTGGGTCAAGATCATTGGACATATCTTCCCGCAATGCAGGAAGTGAGACATAAAACCATTCGCCGCCATCTTCAATTTTCCCGTCACGTTCTAAGATGCGCCCTATTAGGTCATCTTGATGCCACCGGGTGAACAGCGCTAATTGCTGGGAATCATTGTGCAAACGGCTTTCAAAAACATCTGTGTACCAATTCCACACCTTTTCCCGGATTGTTTTCGAGTCGGCTTCCGCCCTATCCTTGAACGGATCATCTATAATGCCGACGTCAACTGCTGTGCCTGTTAGCGCGCCCCCCACTCCAACGGTCTTCATAAAACCTTGATGGCCTACAACCTCAAAAATATTAGAAGTCCGCTTGTAGGCTCCGTGTGACGTTGTGTCAATGTTTTTAGAGGAAAGGAAAGTGTTGGGGAAAATGTCCCGGTATTCATCAGAATCAATAATCCTTTGAGTGTCCCTATTAAATGCTTGGGCATGTTCAGCACCATAGGAGCAAAGCCCTATTTTCCTATTTGGGTTTCTACCTAGTGCGAATGCGGGGAATCGACGGGAAGATAATTCGGATTTACCTGTTTGTGGAGGTTGGGCAATGGCCAGCTTTTTGATCTCCCCCCGTTCAAACCTATCCAGGACATCACAGACTAAAGCATGATGCCAGTTCACTTCATAATCCTTTTTTGTATAGGTTGTAAATGGAAGAAGGTTTTCCCGTGCGTCCATTTGGAAAAGCTCTTTTTCAATTTCGATCTGCCGTTTTATATCATTGGTGTTTCCCACGCCTGGATTTTATTTCAGCCAATTCTTTTTCCAATTCCTCACGTGTATTTGGTGATTGCCTTTGGGTCTGATCTATTTTTATAGGAGCGTCAAACCCTAACATCCGGGACAATTGGCGCATGGCTGCTAACTTATCGTAAGTCTTCACCTTGACTTTTCTCTCAAGCATTACTACATCATCATTACCTTGGTTCCTTAATAGCTTTTCTGTAACTTCTACCTCTGACAATATCGCTTTATCTGCTTCGCTCAATTGATCCCAGCTTTTTAAGTCCGCCCAATCTACCCGCATAGAAGCAGCGGAAGAAAACGCGACCTTCTTCAATTCCATTATCACCATTGCCGCACTGATGTTGCAAAGTTTAGCTAAATCTGCCTGAACTTCCTTGATATATGCCTGAACTTTAGGGTTTGTTAAGGTTTCAAATGCTAAGACGTGAGCGCTCTTTTTACTATATCCTGCAGCGGTCGCCGCACGTGTTCCGTTCCAGTCGATAACATATTCCTCGCAAAACCGCCTTTGCTTTGGTGTTAGTTCGAGGGATTGTAATTCCATCGAAGTGCTTTCTCCTTTCTTGGCTTGACTCTTAGCCATTTGCTATTTTTTTTGATGTTTCTAAAGGGCAAAGATAACCATTCTATTTACAACCCGATTTTCACGGTGAAGCAAAGCCATTCGATTTCTATCATATGGCAATGTAGATTCAGTGCAAAGGATGGGATTATTCGCCAATACTTCAAGTCGATTTTAAAGGTGTCTTCCTCTACCTGATCTCCGCATTCCTTCAAACCTTCCGTAGCCCTAAACATAGCCTTTGAAATAGCTCCCATCTTATCCACTATTTCTTGTTGAGATTCATTCATGCGTGACGGTTCGAATGTGTAATCACCCATTGCACTTTTTGGTTTTCCACAACCCGCACATAAAAGCGGGTTACTTCCCATAAATACCAAATCACTGCCGCAAGCACACGTCCCTAACGCTTTCTCACTTGCCATATTTAACGACTCCCGCAAGGCATCTACTAATTTTGAATTAAC